TTTCTCAATAACCTGTACTGCCAATCTGGATATACATCTTTTTCCAGCTGAGTAGTCATTCCAAGATCAAGCCAACGTTTTCGAGGCAATCCCCAAGCATCTATTTCGGTATTGTCTATAAGGCCCTTAAATAAGGGATAATCAGATTTTAGTATGGTTTCATCCGAGTCTAGTCCAAGGACCCATGGTTGTTTAGAAAGGTGCGCTGTGAGAGTCCGAATGCTGCCAAAATCAGAGAAGCCTACTTTATAAACCCTAGCCCCAAGACTACGCGAAATCTCTATGGTCTTATCCGTAGATCCAGTATCTACTACTATAACCTCACGCACTAGGCCTTTTGCACTATTTATACACATAGCAATACTATCCTCGGCGTCTTTTGCAAATACGGCCAAGGTGATGGGCAAAGTACCTACCAGGTATTTTTTCTCATCAGCCAAGGTCTTCCTTCGTTTCTCAGCCTCATCTGAGGTGTAGAGCATCATATATATTACTTCAAGTGGTCCCGAATAGGACATATAGAACTCTAACCCCTTCTGATCTGCCTCCCGACCTAATACAGTCCTATAGAAACTTTTAATGGCACCTTCTCGTGGGTCGTTCATACTTATTCCTTTATATCGTTGATAGACGGTTCAATACGATGTCAGCAATACAATCCCAAGAATAAGACTCTCGAATCAATTTGCTAAGAGCAGCCCCCTTTTCCCTAGCTTGAGACCTATTGTGGTACACTTCTCGCATTAGCTCAGCTGCATGTACCTGGTTCGGCTCAGCCCACTCCTGATTTCCCAAATACCATGGATTGAAGGAAGACATGTTTGAAACAAAAGTCATGCTATAGTTAACAGGGTAGCTATTCTCTGGAGTCATAAATTCCATATTTCCACCTAGACCTGTAGCAATGACAGGATTTCCAGCTAGGCCGGCTTCAAATAGCGGTAACCCCCACCCTTCCCCTCGATGCAAACCCACACAACAATCTCCATATCCATGCAATCCTAACATCTGTGCCTTACTAAGAATATCCCCTATTAGAATAACCCGTGGGTAGTTTCCAATATTCATATCCTTCTTTATAGAAAGGATCTCGTCCCGGATAAATTGTTTATCCCTATCTCTTCCCATTTTGTAGGACTTTAAAACCAGGGCAACATCATCATCCTCGTCAAAAGCATTAAAATAAGCACGCAGTAAGCCTTCTGGGTTCTTTCTATAGATCCACTGGAATATACTATAGAATTTAAATGTATCCGATCCCAAGTCTTTTACAGTAAACTTACTGCCATCGACATCTTCAAAGATATTCGGATCTATACCATGAGGTACTTTGTAGATAGGGACACTTACACCTGAGTCTTTTAGGGCCTGTACATTCCAATCACACGGAACCCACATCTCGTCCACACAGTTACAGGCGCCTACCCAACGGGGGTGTATAAGAGAAGTTTCCCAGGCAGCGAAGCCTATATTATACTTTCCCTTTTCTAGATGGCGTGGGTACAAATCCGGAGTTAAGTGTATAATGACAACGTCGTAGGGTATATCTCTATCCTGCAAGAACTCTAGAGTCTCCCTCTGCTCCTTATCTGCAATAGGAGGCGGGCTAGGGTCGAAGTTCCTAGGAGAAACTGTAACCGGTATGCCCCTCTTATGTAAAGATAGAACATAATTTCTACTAGCTTCGCCATACCCACTAAAGTCCGAAACTGGAGCAATATACTTTACCCCATTCATGTTAAACCTCTACCGCCCCGTCATAGGTGAAATCGTCCTCTGCAGCAGCGCGCAAGCTGTTAGCAGCCTCTTCCACAATGGATTCCCACTGCTTAACAATGTGTGTATCCCAGACTAAGTTATTATGGACCCAATTGTACCCATTCTCAGCGAGGCGCAGTCGTAGTACCTCGTCGTTGTACAACCTCTCTAAGGCGTCTACCATACCCTGCACACTCATGATCGGACGGACTACCTCGTTGTCGTGGGGCAACACAACAAAATGCTCCAAATCGTGACCACTAGGGACTAGAATACCCCGATCCTCTCCCACGATCTCAGTGCAAGAGGTATTATTTGGGGAAATAATTGGGGTCTTGGCGGCCATAGCTTCAACTTGTGCAAGCCCCCACCCTTCTCCAGTTGTACTTGAAACGACTACATCACTAGCATTGTAAATCTTATTCAAGACATCTATTGGAAACCCTTTGTTTGGTCCGAAATTCTGTGGAAATACAACCTCTGTGTTTGTACGAAGCCCGCACGATGCGACTACGCTTGGAAGATCCCAACCTTGATCCTGAGCTGCCATATGTAGATACAGTACTGAATCAGGGTGCTTTCTGTGAAATTCCTTGAATGCCAGAATGGTTCTCGGAATATCCTTTCTCTGCTGATTCCTGTTTACATTGGTAATAATAAACTTGTCTGCTACTGGACCAAAGTACCTTTTACGGAAATCCCACATCTCCCCATAGGAGATAGGATAAAAATCCTTAACATTGGCACCGTGAGGTACCACCCGTAACTTATTTTCTATACTTGGGCACGCCTTCACGCACTCATTTCGTCCAAACTGAGTATACGTTACAGGGTAATCAGCTACAGCCATAGCCTCAATCCAACTTGGCTTAGGTACCCCATCAATGGGGAAGTAAACTATAGACTTGAACTTCTTGTTTCCAAACTTTATCTGTGGTATGAAGTCGCGTATAAACTCTAGAATAAAAGAGTCTTGTACCATGAATAGTATGTCAAAGTCTGCGTTATAAATCTGCTGCTGAACATACTTACGCCCATATGGGTCCTTGTCGTTATTGAACCCAACAGGCCATGTAGGAAATGGGAAAGTATGTGGCTCCCCCCAATAGTTTACACCAAGGACATTAATATCGTACTTTCCCGTATTGTGTAATGGTAGAAGAACGTTTCGTGAAACGGTCCCGAATCCAGTGGCAACCTGGGGGCCGTCACCATAGAATAAAATCTTAGTCTTTTTCATGAGTTACACTCCTATCTAGTTACCACGCCAAACCCACTTACATCTTTCTCGTAAGTACGGTGGCCACAATCCCAAATGCGATCGAATCCTTGGCTTTTACGAAGTTCCCATTCTGAGGAGGAACAAGTCTTTTCCAACTTAGATTTCGCGAGAGACTGGTTGCGAACACGTGTTTTATATTTACGTAAATAATGGGGAGTCCACTTAGTTTCTGACTTGATAGAAAACCCCAACATATCATATACTGTGTGGTCGGTATTTGCCCACCGTAAATCGCAGTAGGATTTCACAGTGGTTAATTCCTTATACTCTAACTTAATATATTTTATCGCATTGGTAAACAACTTACTCGCGCCACCAACAACAGAAACATAAGGACGAGATGCAAGTCTTTTCATCTCAAGAAGTCCGTCACGTCGTGCGTTCGCTCTGCTTGGCAAACCAAATGTCATTACCTGAACTAGACCACCGTTATAGTATAAACCAAATCTATACTTACATGGTGAATACCCTTGTAGATGGTTCTCTTCTAGAAATAACTTAGCCTGAGGAACTGTTAGACTGTAGAACCCAGTGTGTCTAGCAAATATACGTTCTTTAGACCAACCTAAAGCTGAAAATATACGTGACATAACAATATCTTTTTTGGTCAAGAACTCATCCCCAAAAATAGTAATCAGCCTAATACCACGTTCCCTACACGCGTCGAACTTTTCTCTATGGTAGGTACGGCTCTTTCCTCCAAAGGACTCACTGTGCCACAATAACCCGCAATGCTCGATAGCTAGGCTATGGTCGGGTAAATACAAGTCAAGTTCTTTTGGAGGTATAACATCCGTAGTATTTGTGATAATATTAATACTTGGTTCCTTTTCTCGAAGTATATTAAAAATTTCCTCTTCAGGACCTGACCTAGTATCATAGGCTAAACAGCGTTTGCACCGCTTACCAGAAATAAATGAGGATAAGGTCATAGTGCGCTTATGTCCTCTAGGACAACGTAAAGTAATTCGTCGTGGTCCAGAGACACGCGAACTTGGAGAGATACTGATTAATTCGTACCCATACTCAGACAGGAGGTTGTTTATCCTGGTCTCTGACCATCGGTGGTTAACAGCACACTTACCGCATCTACGACCTTGCTGAAATTTATTCCAGTCAATTCGGTGTCTATGTCCATTAGGACACAAAAAGTTCAAGTAGGACTTACTTGAAGATACCTCTTGTGTAAGTAAAGTATAACCTTCTTTTTCGAAAGCTTTCCTAATATCTTCAACGTTGGGTAGGGCAACATGACCTTTACACAAGGAGCATCCATGCCCTGACCGTATACTGTCCCACGAAATACTATTTTCGTGGCCACTATCACATACAAAAGACAATTTAGAGGAATTGTTTATATACGCGTCTGGTCCTGAGGTAAGTATATATCCTAGCTTTTTAAAGGACTCCTCAATTTTGGCCCACTCAGGGCGCGCCCGACCAGAGCAAATTGGACATCTATTTTTAGAATAATAAAAATTGTACCATCTAACATGGTATGAGTGGCCGCTCGGGCATTTAGTATGTAGTTTATCCTTTAGGATAGAAACATAGGTCTCAGGTACCAAGGTGTACCCAGCCAGCCTCAACTCATCGCTAATGGTATCCAATGTCCATTTGGTTTTAACCATGACCTTACTCGTCGAGTTCTCCACTTGGCAACAGGACTAAAGATCTAACAATAATATCTCTCGGGATATCAATAGGTTTTTCTTGACGATCTTGAATAACCCAAATAGTATCTCTAGACCATTTCGAAACTTTACCAAAAATCTTATCGCCACTGATTAGCTGTATAGCTATCCTGCAGCCTTTCAAATTTTCTTTGGTCGAAGTTTTAGGCATATCTACTTCTTCTTTTTACTTTTCTTTGTCTTAAGAAAAGACGAAGCGAAGGAGATCTTCGCTGTGCTGCCGATGTCCTCAGAATACTCTGGATGGTCTACTAAGTACTTATCTAAGGAAGTCTTGTTAACAGACATCAATCCGGCGCAGTCCTCTTTAGGAACTGTCTTTAGTACAGTTGCAGTATCATAATATACCCTGCTGGTTTGAACCTTATACAGAGTAACCTCATCCCCTACTATTTCGGTTTCTTCGTTCCGACTCAACAGATTAGAGGCATGCATATCCAACTCTCGCTTATACCCCTCTATAGCCCTTCTAACATTGCTGAAACGCGACCACTCCTCAACAAATTCCGTTGGAGAATATAGCTCTAAAGGCTTAACCAGAAGATCTGGGTCTGACAAAACCTTACTGTAAGCTGTGCAGTACATCCTAAAATCGCACCAGCCACAGAACTCATTCAACCTTGGCTTGACCTGTTCTGGTTGGAGCAGTTCTACTTGTCGATATACCTCGTCACAAAACTCGCTAAAGGCAGCTCTCTGTTCTGGCGTCCTATGGGTAATAACTGGCTCTAACCGCAAGTAATCCAATACAACTATAATGTTTTTGTATTTTGGGAACAAGATACTAGCAGCTAAGTCATATAATGATAGCTGTTCGTCTACTTCAGCTTCCTTATCAGTTAGGGCTGTTCTAGATGTCTTATAGTCGATAACAACCAACGTGTCCTGGTCAAGCTCAACAAGTTTATCTATAGCTCCGGTAAGGGGTGTACCACCACCTGTGTAGACAGGAATCTCTGGCTCATGGTAGGGCCACCCAAAACGCAACTCTAGCCCTATAACCTTCTCAGAGGGGTCATATGAGTCTAATCGTGCTTTTAGGATTGTACGACCTTCAGCATAAAGTTCTTGGTCGGATAGCTGGTTATTTATACCAGACTCCATGAACTTCTGCATAACTGAATTGTAGTCGCTTTCGGTAGGTTTTCTTCCAGTGCCGTTAAGTATACCATACATGTGCTCTAAAGCTTCGTGGACCGCGGTTCCAAATGCGCGGGCCTGCCCACTCATCATTGGTTCCTTGTCGGTATGGTACTTAAAGAAGTATTTCTGCAAGCACTGGTTAAATGTCTTTATATACGTAGATGATAAAGGCTTGCACTTCATTTTCAATCTCCCTAATTCTTATAAACATAAAAAGAAACCGCCAACGAATCGGTTACATCATTGTACTTGTTGTATGACCATCCATCGAGTTTGTATTTTTCGATCACTGCGTCGAAAGTTTCTTGTTTGCCTTGTGTCCCAAAAATGGACCGTATTTCTTTTACAGTAACTATGGCTGACTCTAGGCCAGAAGTAGCCCTAACAGCCTCTATCGCTACTCCACCAAATCGGGCAAGGAGCTTCATAGTCTTTGGGTTCCTAGCCAGGAATACGTCTTCAATACCAACTCTGTCTGGCTTGACCATCTCAAGAATTGGTATAAGTTGTTCTCTAAATGAGTGTAGTCGTTCAGAGAGAGTAGATGAAGAAGAAGTCTTAATCCAGCCGAAGTCGACCCCCTCTCTTTTGTAGAATCTACCATTCTTAATTACCGACCAGCCTGTACTACTGGCGGATACATCTAATCCTAGAACTATCATAATAATAAGATCACTCCATAGTAATGTTAACTTAAATACTTCTTTAAAATAAGCTTCTCTTCATCTGTAAGATTAGATACGTCTACATCTGGAAATTTAACAGCAATCTCTAGATGTAGATCCCCCGGAGGCCCGCCAAACATACCAGGTGCACCCTTACCTTCCAAAATAGTACGCCCTCCCCTAAACCCCACGGGTATATCTACAGTATACTCTTGGGTATAACTCTTCTTTGTGGACCCGTCACAGGAGGCACACGGTTTAGCTGGTAAAACCCCTGTGCCAGAGCACCTTGTGCACACTTGTCTCATGGTGAGTACTCCCTGTCTAGACTCATGGTACCCTGTACCACCGCAGTTTTGACAAAGCTTCGTAAAGTCCTCTCCTCCTAGCCCATTACAATCATCGCAACTGGCAACAAACTCTATCTTATCGTGTAGAGAACACCCCACAACGGAATCATATAGAGATATAGTAGCAGTAGCACGAACTGACGCCCCAGGTTCACTTTGATTTGGCGCCCTGGTAGCAGTTCTACGGTTTCTTCCAAATGGTCCAGACCTAAAATGTGCATTAAGGAAATCTTCAAGGTCACCATTAAACCCAGGTACACTCGGATTATCGTATTCGGCTCTCTTAGCCACATCGCTCAGGACCGTATAAGCTTCACTAACCTGCTTAAATTTCTCCTCAGCAGATGGGTCATCCTTGTTGACATCTGGGTGTGTCTCCCGTGCTTTCTTACGATAAGCTTTCTTTATATCTTCTGTAGAGGCATCCTTAGACACCCCCAAGATGTCATAGTAATTCATTACGCTTCCACCCCGGCCACTGTCCAATCGTTAGCACAAACACCGCACTTATAGTACGACCCATCGTCCTCATGTATAATGCACATAGCATTACTCTCACAGAACGGGCAGCTAACCTCGTGCTCTATAAAAGCTAGGATTTCTGGCTGCTCAAGAACCATTTGTGTAAAATACGCATCCATTGGTTTCTCCTACTGCAACTGCTCAAGAACATTTCCTACAACGGTCAATTTATTATTTTCCCGATCTAGGACTAAGTCACTAATTGCGAATACTTGCCCTTCCTCTAGATTAGGGTATAGAGCCTGTAAAAACAAAATCTTAACGATGGTATTCAAATCCACATGGACATCAATATCCTCGTCCACATTGAATGCTGCTGTTCTGAATCTCTGAGCATCCTCTGTATTCTGCACTTTCACTTCGCCATTTATCGGGACATCAACAGAAAACGGCCCGGCGACGTGCCGCCATTTCCACTGAGATGCGCGCAACAACAGCGGGGTAGGTGTGCCTACAATTACATTATCCTCGTTACTCATGGTAAACCTCTTACTCTTCTACTAAAATGCTAAAATTGTCGACTTGGATTTCGGTCCAATACTTCTTCTCGGTACCATTGCAACTACGGCACCTTCCATCGTATGTACGGGTATTGATTGAACCAACGATTATTAGTGGGGTATTCTCTAACATCTCACCCAACCCTTCAGCTATTGGGCCCCACGCGCAGATATTATGGTAGGCATTGCCCTGTACTTCCTCTCCATTACGCTTATATGTAATAGGGATTGCAATACGAGCTTTAAACTTAGGATACCCATTAGCAGTTGTAGTTAAACTGGGGGAAAGTAGGTATCCAGACATCTTAACGGAATTCTCTCCAATCATAAAACCTCCTATAGGAATAAAGAGACTAAATCACGAATCTCTGAAAATTCAATATCATCTGGCGATAAGCCACTTGGAAGATATACTGGCACGCAATTTATCTTACCTTTCATTCTTTCTTGTGATCTCTGCATACCCAAACGTCCTTTTTCGTCTCCGTCCAATAATAGTATTGCGCAGCTAAGACCGTATTTGACAAGTAGATTAACCTGTTCTGTAGAAATGGAACTCCCCATCACGGCGACGGCATTCTTAAATCCGGCTGAGTGGACATACCAAAGGGCTTTGAATCCCTCAACAATTATGACCGTACCCTCATACCTAGTTGGGTGGTTTATAATATTGTGAAAATTGTAGAGTACACGCCTTTTCTGAAAGTTCTTAACCAAGAGATAGCGAGGCTCGTCATCATTATCCGTCCGTCTACCGCTGATACTTACAAGTCTACCATACTCATCCCGTATAGGTACGGAAGCCCGATCTATACCAAACTCATCTGTGATAGTACCTAACTCAAAATAGTCAACAACACTTTGGGTAAACCCTTTGTCTAAAAAATAAGAACACCCTCTAAACCGAGAAGATACAACAAGCGACTCATCCAACGTTGGCATGTCGTCCAAGTTAGACATGTTTTCTATAAATTTATTTCTCTCACGCTCTTTTTTTAATTGAGCTTCCCGGTCCTCATCTACAGATCCCAAATCGACGTTGAAGCCAGTAAGCTGACTAAGATATTTAACAGCTTCCATGAAGGAACAAGCATTAACCTTCCTCACTAGGCTAATAATATCGTTGTTGATATCACCTGAGGCGTCAGACTCACATTGCTTCGTATAACAATAAAATCTACGAGATGCTTTCCTGAAGCTAAATGCTGTCTTGTTATCCCCTCCATGGATAGCACATGGGCAGCGTATTTCTTCGTTATTGTCATAAAATATAGTAAACCCTAAAGAAGATAGTAGCATTGCAGGGTCAACTAATTCCTTAAGTGTTTCTATAGATTCAGTAGACATAATACTCCTTGTGCGGCTTAACGCCGCTGGGCTTAAAACTTAATAACGGTCATACCAACACCGAAACAAGCCCCATAAAACTTATGTCCCCAGAATTTCTTCTTCCAGTCTATGAAGTTCCATCCCGCCCATAGGAAGACTCCGACTTCAAATATAGGTATAATATTATACCCGACAGAAAAATACAACAAATGCGGGGCTATTCCGAAATCAAAATAAAATGGCACCTTCTCGAACTCATGTATCTCTACAGACAAAACTGGGAGCACATCTAATTGAGGAGCCAAAAAAATGAATCCGACCTTGATGTCTGGGAAGTTGAATGTCTTCTCAGCCTTTCCACTCTTTGTCTTCACACTACCATCTTTATTAACGGTAAAGTATGAACGGGGGTCTTTCTTAGTCTCCGCAGGCTTCTTAACCTCTTCAGGTTTTTTTTCTGCTGCTTTAGCGGCTGTCGTACTTTCTACTTTCGGTTTAGAGCAGCTTTGGGATAAGACTGCCGACAAAAGTAGTGTGAGCACTACTAATAACTTCAAGAGCCCTTTTTGTGAATTCCTCGGCTGGAATGTCTTCTTTGTTCTTTTTGTGTACATACGCTTGGATAATCCTTGCAAGTCTAAACAGGACTTTTCCACCTGCTATGATAGTCTCTCTATTAAACCCACCTCCCTCTCGCAGAATTAGGAGGACCCTGTTTAGCCCATATATTATGTGCTGGAAGGACTCCTCATCTAGCTCGGTTTTAAGTGGGTGTACAAGTCCTATAGTATCTATCAACATCAAAGTCAGGTCTTTAACGTCGAGGGCTTCCCATCCCCCCTCTTTTACTTTTTTACTACATCATTTACCTTGGGGATATACACAATTACAGTGAAGAAAGCATCAACAGCCTTGTCAACAATGTCCTCCCCTAAAGTGTCTCGCAACTGAGGGAACGACTCTGCAATCTGCTTTACGCGCTCCTTCATGTTGTCACGGAGCTGGTCAAACTCTAGACCCTGCTCCTTCTCCCGAAGGGCATCAAGTCCCGCCTTAGAAAAAGCATCCAATGCCTGCATAAAGTCGTGAGCATCTAGCTCGTCTGGTTTGTCCTTGAAGACACTCTGAAGTACCGAAAATACCGCAGAAGCCCCGGATAGTGTCAAACGTGCAACAGTCTTATTATTCATTCCCCAACGGAATAGTACGTAGCCGAGTACTCCAACTACTAGTGTAATACCAGCTACAATGAGAGTCATAGCCCATGATGGTAGGGCCGCAGCTAATGTGAACAACATAATAAACCTCCTAAATGGCTTTTTCTTCCTGGACCCTCTTCTGCTCCAAAATGGAGTCTGAAGACTGAGTCTCAGCTTCTTTTAATGTAATAATACTTCTGTAACTCATTAAATCAATACCACTATAAAAACTACTACCACCTCTATTATCAAGTATTTGAAGGCGATGGGTACCACATGCCTGCCCATCGGATTCTATTTCAGACTTACTCTTTGGAGCAAGAGCCATAAGCGTATTACAATAACGTAGTACCCTATCGCTGTCTGCGATTTGGTCACTGCTAATGTGGCTCTTACCCTCACCTGCTCTATTGATCTGTACGGCAGTTACTACCGGTATACCCAGTTGCCCTGCTAAATCTTTAAGAGAGCTGGTCAAATACCCTAATGTCTGAGTCTCGTTGTAGTTATCGTTTAACTCTACCATTTTTATATAGTCAAAGAACAAAGCACCAATCTTATTACGGGCATGGTACTTTCTAACGACACTACGAACGTCCTCCATTCTAAATCCAGGCATATACTTATGAATGAAGTTCATTCTTTTCATTACTTCAGCAGCATAATAAACAGCCTCATGCTGCTTTTTGTCATTAAGGTACAAACCGTTTTTAATCACCCTCTCCGGTACACCAGATAGATGGGATAACATTCTAGGCTGATAGTTTTCCTTGAACGTCATCTCTGTATCTATATATAAGACAGGTATGCTCTGTTCGGCACAAATATGAGTCGCCCAATTGGACAGTAGCATACTTTTGCCCATTTTAGGACGGGCCCCCACAACATATAGGCCCCCAGGTTCGAACCCATTCAGGATTCTATCCAAGATTGGGAAGCCTGACCTGAGTCCACGTACCGTAGAGGGTTCCGCCTCATATGAAGCGAGTAATTCCAATATCCCGTCTGAAATATGCTTCCCGTCTTCTATCTTCATCGTCTCAAGTGAGAGACTCAGAATACCATCTTCTATCCTAGAAAGGATTTCTGTGGCTGCTTTTGAATTATTGCCAGCTTCTCGTACATAAGAAACGGACTCCTTGAGCTTCTTCTCCAATTTGAACATCAAAGAAGAATCCAATACCTGATTTACATAGATATCCAGGTTATCTTTACTAATCTCAGATCTATAAAGAGCGTCTAAATATTTAAAACCACCTATGCTATCCAACAGCCCGAGATCCCCAACAGCGGAAGCTACGCTAGGAAGATCAAAGGAACCCACCCCAACTGAAGATAAACTAGATAAAACAGTAAACAGTGCCCTATTGCCACTGTCCAAGAAATCTGACGCGTCTAATTTAGCAGACGCATCTATAAACGATGTCATTGACTGTAAACATAGAGAGATTACAGCACGCTCGGCGCTAGGGTTTGAATACCAGGCCGCTTGAACTTCTGAAACATCGGCGGACATTATTAACCCCTCATTGATAAGCGTTTCTTTTCGTTCTCTCTGGCATCCACTTCTTTTTTAAGAGTATTAATATACTGTTCTACAGGCTTGTGCATATTTCGTAAAATAGTACGTTTAGAATCCGAAACCTGATATTCCTCCTCTAACTGGGCTGCATGGCTATCGTTAGCAATAACCCATGCGCGTTTCTCAGTAAGAGTCATTTTCTTAGCAGAAAATAAGGAATCCGGCTTTCCAGCAATAACATTGTGAATGTGACTTTCCAAAGCTTTGCCCCAAGCTGTGCATACAGCTTCGTTACTATTCTCTTCGTACTGTAATGTAATGAGGTATTGACCAAGTACAACTAAGTACTGCCTAAGTTTCTCATCTGAAATAGAATGCAACTCAGCCGCGTTGAACGACAAAGCCTCTTCAACCAGAGTCTGGTTTGGCTGGGCTTTATCTAGAAGAAGACGGTCTGAAATCTTAAACATACTCGACCAAACTTGACTAGACATAGTCTCTCCTAATTAGGGCTAGCATTTCTTCCTTAGTGTTAGGCGCATCATTTTCACGTATAACAATATATGTAATACCATTAAGGCTAGCCCATTCTTCTTTATACCTGTCACGCCTACGGTGTGCACGCCACCCACGATCGTCCTTATGGAAATGCTCGACAAACTCATCGTGTTGCCGTCCATGTACCTCTATGGCTATAAGATAAGAAGGAACATAGTAATCGACAAAGAGCTTCTGCCCTTTATACTTAACGTAGTGCTCTGGTATAATCTTAGCAAAAGGAAAGACCTCCCGTAGTAGGTCACCCATTCGATCGGCTAGCTTACTCATCGTACATGGTCATACCCTTACACTCTTCGGCTTCTCTTAGGGTGATTGGAAGCCCAAGTACTTCTTTCACATCATATATTAGGTTGCACTTTACTCTCTGGTCTTCGAGAACAGCATTCCTAAGCGCGTCTTTACCTTGCCTCTTCAGCTCCCCTGTTTTACCCTTACGATAAGTCAACCAAGCCCCGGCCTGCTCAATGAATCCTAGGTCAGTAGCCAAATCGACCAATTCTCCGACAGTATCATAACCACGTCCATAGATTAGGTCAATCTCACCAGAACGGTAGGGCACCCCTAACTTATTCTTAAGAACCTTAAACTTCATACGGTGTCCGATAGTGTTCCCTTTTTCATCTTTAATACCACCAGACGCGGTCTTTCCTGTACCAGACACTTCTACTCTGTGTGTAGCATAGAACTTTATGGCATTAC